GTACGACATCGCAAGTGGTTCTTTCGTTGCTCTTTTAGCTTAATAAGTGAAGAGTAATATTTTAGAGATTGGAAAAATCAAGTTTAATGCAAAATACCTTCGAAGCGTACCTGAGAAAAAAGCCATTAGCGATTATTCCCATCTTGAAAGAAGCAAGGTTGTAAACGCTTGGAAACAAGCAAACGGATTTTCGGTTAGAAATAACAAAAAGAAGGTTCAAAAGAAAAAAGAAGAGTAGAAATACTCGGTTTTATTGGGAAGGGAGTTTGTTAAGTCGAACTCCCTTTTTTAATTTAGAAATGATGTTTGGCGAAATTGAAAACATACTGGATAGGGCGTTAAAACTTGACGAAAATCATGCTTGGTTTCAGGTTATTGATCGAGAGGCAC